CCAAAATCAACATTTGATGCGCTGTTAATCCAAATATCACCGGTAACTAAGGAATTTGCAATTCCCGAGCTTTGTGTAGTTGGAGCAGTAGCACTGATGATTGGGCCATTAATGTCTGTATTTGGGAACGCATTTCTGTAACCAATCCATGCGGTGCCATTGTTATACAATATATCAGCATCGCCAATGTAGTTGTTAAACCATAGGTATCCGTCTGGAGGAGTTACGCCAGGCGCTGTTGATTGTGAATAATATGTTGCTGGGCTCCAATTACTAATTTCAAGAGCAAAGCCGCTGTCACCAGTAGGAGATAAATTCAATCCTGCAATAGTTCCAACTGCACTAGGTTTAATACCCATGATAGATAAAGGAGTACCTGTACCGTCAACAAGTTCAATTTCTCCACCTAATGTATGCGAGATGGTCAACACAGAATTTGTAGGGTTCCAACTAGCATTTACATTAACAAGATTAGTACTAGTATTAATACCTGCGGCAATTGAGTTACCTAATGTTCCACCTGGGCTAAGACGAATAGTTGAACTATTAATCCAGTTACCACTTGCAGATGTTTCTCTAATATTAAATGATCCACCAGTACTGACTGTAGTTGAACTAGTTACTGATATTGTTGAAGGTCCAGTATTTGAACGTACAAACGTTTTAAAGTCTGCAGCCACAGTATTATTCGAATCAGTGTCAACAAAAATGCTGTTTAACGGAATAGCTAAACCACCAGTGGTGTTGTCTAAATTAGCAATAGCATCTTGTCTGCTTAGATATACTGGAGCATTGACTGTTGTCCATGCTTGAGCAGAGCCACTGTAATATTTGAAGTCCCACATTGAACCACCAGTAACTGAATTGGTGCAAATCCAAACACTGCCGTTTGCGGCATTTAGTGATTGATATGTAGCTGTTGGGTTTCCGTAGTTTGGACTAATTGTCAAATACTTGCCACCATCAAAACCATTGCTTACTGATACCCAGCCTAATGATGCTGATTTGAAGTACAGTTGTGCCTTTGTAAGTGCGCCAGTTGCGCTATTTGGTGCTACCATAGCAAAGTTGCCAACAACACCAAATGAGCTTAACGGAGCACTGCCTGAAAATGCAGTTGCATAATTTGAATTATCAATAACCAACGGGGTAACTGATGTAAATCCGCCTTGTCCGTTGTTAGTAGATGTACTCCAAACATTAACACCAAAAGTGCTGTCACTTGTGTTTAACCACACAGTACCTGCAGTTGGTGTGCCAGTTGGCTGAGTTGATGAGCCAACCATTGCGCTTAAATCTACGGGTGCTCTAACCACGTATGCTTGACTACTTACACCTAAAACGCTGTAAGCGGCCTGTAGACCATATTCGTTAATCTCGCTTCCGTGTACTGGTGTACCAGAAACTGTTTGGAAATAAGGTGTACCAAATGTATCTACTAGATCACGCTGACTAGTTATAACCCATACTGTGCCAGCGTTTTCCGCTGTTGTACCTTGGGCAATACCAGTGCCGCTAGCATTTGATTTGTCTTGCTCAGTTGCTATGAATAACAAAGGAATAGTGCCCGGTGCGGCGGGCGCATAGAAACTTTGGTTTATAACTGAGACGTTAACGCCTGGTGATTGTAATGTTTGTGCCATCTTCAAAACTCCTTAGTGGATTACTTTGTTTTATTTAGCAAGTAATCCAAAAAAATACAGGTTAAATACCTATTGAAAAGGTGTGAAAAAGGGCGGGTATGAGAAATCTTTGTCGTGAGTGCGGAGTCAAGCCAGTTGCTATCAATTATTATAAAGATGGCAAGGCATTCTACAGGTCAAAGTGTGACCACTGTAGCAAGGGAAGAAAAGAAGAAAGGCCACTTTGGGCGTTGCATGGGTACAAGAAAAAATCAACTTGTGAAAAGTGTAATTTTACTTCCAAGCATACTGAACAGTTTAATGTATTTTATATAGACGGCAATTTAAACAACAACCGTCCTAATAATCTTAAGACTGTATGCGCAAATTGTCAGCGAGTCCTACATAAAGAGGGCGTTCGTTGGCGTCAAGGTGGGCTTGTTCCTGACTTTTAATTAGTTCTTTAATCTGTGCATAAAGATCGTCAATGCTTTTATTATTATCTAATACAGCATCAAACTCTGTGCCAACCCAGGCAGTTTCGCTAGCATGAATCTTTTGACGTTTAATGCGCTCAGTACTGATAGCATAACTCATGTTCCTATCACCGGCATTCATGTTTATAGCATCTTGATACCATTCGGGTTCAGGACCACGAATTACCCGAATTACTAATCCGCCTGCATCTTTGATTGATTTAATCTCATTAGGGAAGCGGCAATCACTAATTACAATATTGTCGATACTATTAAGTAATTTGTGTTCTAATGACGCAATCCATATATTATCATGAAACGCCTTACGACATACCTCAGTACCCCAATATTGTAATACCCAGCGTGGTGTTAAATGAGGCATACCTAAGCGTTTTGACCACCACGGATCTACCTGTTCACGCCATTCACGGGCACTGGTTGTGCGACCTTCTAGCATAGTTCGGTCCCAACCAAATACTTGGGCTACTGCGTCTTTAAGGGAGTTAGCGAACGATTCTCGTCGGTAGCCATGAAAGTTAGTAAGATAATCGGCAATAGTATCCTTGCCAGAACCAATAAAACCACAAACACCTATAATCATAGCGCCTCCTAAAGTGCTATTAGTATATAACAGTTTTATTACAAGGTCAAGAGTTTTTTAGCCAGTTACCCAAGTTAATGGCATCGAACCTTCTTTGTAATTAATCAAATCTAATTCCAATTGGTCCATTTCAGCTTTGGCTTCTGCTTTGAGCGTGGCACCGTTCAATCCTGAACTGCCCTGTGGTCCTGCTATTGCGGGGAATTTTTCGCGAGCTTGTCCTAGCATCATTTTGGCATTGGCTAGACTGTAATCTTTCAACCACTGTCCGGCATACATATCACTGAACAAATTAAAATCTGGGCGATAATTATACATCCAAACTAGTACTTGCTCGTGTGCATGTGGACGTTGTTGAACACTTAATGTATGGTTGGTAGAATTGTAAACAAAATTAATATCGCTACCAAACATTTTGCCGACCTGTTTCTGATATCCAGCAAAGGCATAATAAGTAGCTAGGCCACCCATGTTTGTTGAAGCTAAAAGATATGTATTTGAGTAAGCCAGGTTAAACGGCTCAAACAAACTACCACCATCCCCTCCCCCTGTGCGTGAACCAATACTGCGTCTAAAAAGTTGTCTAATACTGATAACTTCTTTTGGCATAATATATTCGTTTGTATCAGGGATAAGATCCAAAAACCCGTAACTTTCTTCTACAGCATTGCTACTACGTTGGCGGTATTTGGCCAAGGACCGATCAATTGCTGTGTTATAGTGGGCAGGATCTAATTCTACATCAACCATACCATCACCTAGCATGAGCTTAATATAGTCAATTACATCTTGTCTGGATTGTTCTGTTTCAGTCATATAGATATTTAGCCATAAATACAAGTATGCCAAGACTAAGCCTCTACCGTCCTGAAAAGGGCAATGATTTTAAGTTCATCGACCGCGTTGTAAACGAACGTTTTCAGGTAGGTGGAACGGATATCTATATACACAAATATTTAGGACCAGTTGCTTCAACCGGAACTAATGTTACCCCAACTACTCCAGCAAATACTGGAACCAATGTCATTCCAGAGTTAGGAATTCAAGACGTATTATTCATGGAAAATCGGGATAGAAATTACGAACCCGATGTATATATTATTCGTGGTATATATCAAATGCAAGATTTAGATTTTAATCTAAGTCAATTTGGCTTGTTTTTAACTAACGATACCATACAGATGCATTTCCACTTACGTGGGCATGTGGACTCATTGGGTAGAAAGATTATGCCAGGTGATGTACTAGAGTTGCCTCACTTGAAAGATGAATATGCGTTAGATGATAATGTAGTAGCATTAAAAAGATTTTATGTTGTACAAGATGTCAGCCGTCCATCAGCAGGATTTAGTGTTACTTGGTATCCTCATTTGATTAGAGCCAAATGTGTGCCTCTAGTGGATAGTCAAGAATTTGCACAAATTCTTAATCAAGATAGCGGAGCAGGTGATGGTAGCACACTACGTGACTTGCTATCAACGTATAATAAGAGTATTGAAATCAATGACAATATTGTTCAACAAGCCATGCTAGATGCTCCTGTATCTGGATACGATACAAGTCCATTTTTTATTATTCCCACAAGAGATTCTGGATTAGTTGATTTTGCCGATGCCAGCGATGATATTGATGATGCCAGCATGGATCAAGCTATAATGGATGCCAGTATGGTATTGCGTACTCCTAAGAAAAACTTATACGTTGGATATTTAACAGCAAGTGGCATGCCACCCAATGGTGCTAGTTTTGGATCAGGTGTTATATTTCCTTTCCATCCAGCAGTGGGTGCATTTTTCCTACGTACAGATTATCAACCAAATGCTTTATACAGATTTGATGGACATAACTGGGCCTTATATGAAAAGAACGTACAAATGACCATGAATGAGTTTGGAAAACAAGATACAACCTCTGGAAGATTTGCTGGTGATGCAGTTAGACAAACACAAAAAGGCTCGTTCATTAATAACACTAACACGTCTACAATTAATGGCACAGTAATTGTAGAGCGTCAAGCATTGAGCAAAGTATTAAAACCTAAGGCAGATCAATAATGGATTTCTTTTACGATGGTCAGGTACGTAGATACCTAACACAATTTATTAGAGCAATGAGCAATTTTGCCTACCAAGATAATGCTGGCAATTTAAAAAGAATTCCTGTAATGTATGGAGATCCTACTCGCCAGGCCGCATCAGTAATTAAAAAGAATAGTGAGAATACAATTCCATCCGCGCCGTTTATTGCTTGTTATATTAAAAATTTAGAATACGATCAAACTAGATTACAAGATCCAACATTTGTTAGCAAAATGCAAATACGCGATAGAGCAGTAGATCCCACAACTGGACAATACATGAATGTGCCTGGCAGTGGG